CATAGATTATATTGTAGAGGCACATGAATCTTACAAGCATTATCTAAATCGTTGGTTGTTTCTGGGTGACTCACACACTGGTGGTTATGAGTATTTCTTAGGCAGATACTTAGAGCCATATTATTATGAATCAAGAGACGATTACGAAAAGCGTTTAAGAATGCTTGGATTGGACAATCATGTTAAATCTATTGTTGGCATCTATAACGCATTCCTATTCCGCAGAGACCCTAAAAGATGGTTTGGCTCAATTGAAAACGATCCAGGTTTGCGTCCTTTCCTTGCAGATGCAGATTTAGATGGTAGAAGTTTCGGAGCCTTCATTAGAGAATTAAGCACTCTAACAATGGTATATGGAAATACATGGGTTATTGTTGACAAAGTAAATTCAAATGCAATGACAAGAGCGGACGAACTTAACCAAGGTATTCGTCCTTATGTTTCATTGTTTACACCAGATAATGTTTTAGATTGGGAATATGCAAGACAACCAAATGGTTTATATGCACTAACATATCTAAAAGTAAAAGAAGAAATTGTAAACGGCACACAATATATTAGAGAATATACACCAGAAGAAATCAATGTTTACATGATTGATGGCAAAGAAAAAACAGGTTCAATTGTAACAACTATGCCAAATGAATTAGGCAAAGTGCCAGCGGTGTGTGTATATGCACAAAGAAGTTCTACACGCGGTGTTGGTGTAAGTGCTATCGGTGACATTGCTGATGTGCAAAAAGAATTATACGAGTATGGTTCTGAAATTGAGCAAATTGTAAGATTAACCAATCATCCAAGTTTGGTTAAAACAACTGGCACCCAAGCAAGTGCTGGTGCAGGTTCAATTATTCAAATAGAAGATGGATTGGATCCAGGACTCAAACCCTATTTGTTACAACCAAATGGTGCTTCAATTGATAGTGTTCTAAATGCTATCCAAAGAAAAGTTGATTCCATTGATAGAATGGCATCACTTGGTGGTATTCGTTCTATTGAAAGCAGAAGATTATCAGGCATTGGTTTACAAACTGAATTCCAAATGTTAAATGCTAAATTGGCAGACTTTGCACATAATTTAGAACACGCAGAAGAGCAAATTTGGAGACTATGGGCACAATACCAGGGCACAGTATGGGATGGCGAAGTTGAATATCCAAGAACATTCTCAATCGCAGACAAGGCAAATGATATTGCTATGTTGAAAATGGTAAAAGAATCACAACCAAGTGATCCTATGCTAAATGACAAGATTGAAAAAATGATGCTTGAAGCAATTACTGAAATGCCATACGAAGAAGTCAAAGAATGGTATACAGAATGGAAAGCAGAAAACAAACCTGCTAAGGATATGGTAACACACGCACCTGTAACTTCTGCAGATGATTTAGTTACACATTTAAGAGAGATGGTAGAAGCAGGATATACAGATGAAGAAATAAAAGCACTTCATCCAGAATTATCAGGATTGTTTGGTAGCACTAATTCAGAGGTGTAAATGGGCAAGTATATACCGGACAGGGACTTCGTTGAAGAAGAACCAACTGAAAAAAGAATTCGAGAAGTTTTAGAAGACTATAACAAAAACATATGGAAGTTTGAAGTTAAGGATTCTAAAGCGGCAGGAGTAAGAGCCAGGAACAATTTGTTAGAACTGTATAATTTGTGTAGGGTAAGACGCAAAGAAATATTAGAACGCAAAAAACAAATTGTATGGTAAAAAGGGGGCAGTGATATGGCTATGAAGAAAAAGAAAAAAGGTGGGAAGCGAGGCGGCAAACGCGGCGGTTCAAGAGGCGGTAAACGATAAGGCACTTTGGCAAGACTATTTTTATAGTATTCGCAAAGTGTGTCCTTGGAGTTTTGTTGCTTGGAAGGCTGGTAAGATTGAAATTTGTCTATGGAAGGGGATACCCCAACCATTAGGCGAATTAGAAGCAAGAGTAAATCTTATCGGAACAATAAAACCAAGGTTATTGAAGAAAATTGAACAGCGGTTGAATGAGCAAAGACAAGATGAAGAATGGCTACACAGTCACCCTTCATTTGGTATTCATTCAACAGCGTTTCCTTGCTTAATCCAGCAAAACAGACAGAATTTGGCCCGTGTAAGGGCACAAATGATAAATAACAACATACTGCAATAGTGCAGGGGGGCAACTCAACCAATTATAAAGAGGTAAGAAAATGAACGCGGAAAATACAGCGGTTAATGTAAATGAGACAACTGCATCTCAACCAGAGGTAAAAGAGCAGGTAGCAACACAGGAAACTGTTAAAGAAAACACACTTTCACAAGACGAAGTAAATCGTATTGTAGCAGAAAGAGTGGCAAGAGAAAAGGCAAAGTTTGAAAAGAAATATTCAAATGTTGACTTGGATCTTTACAATCAATTAGTAGAAGAAAAAGAAACACTACGCCAAGAAGAAATGAAAAAGCGTGGTGAATTTGAAGATCTACTCAAATCGCAGGCGGAGAAATTCAACGGCAAAATTGAGCAGTATCAAAAAGAACTTACTTCTATCAAAGTTGACGGTGCATTATTAAATGCGGCAAGTGCCAATAGGGCGGTTAATCCACAACAAGTGGTGCAACTACTTAAAGGACAAGTCAAACTTAATGAAGCAGGCACAGTTGATGTAATTGATGCAAACGGCAATGTTAGATATGACGACAATGGAAATCCATTACAAGTGTCTAATTTAGTCAATTCTTTTTTAACAGAAAACCCACACTTTGTTAGTGCTGGACCAAATGGTTCTGGAACTGGACAAGGCGCAGGTAAACAAAACTCTGTGGTAGACAACGATGTTTCTAAATTAAATATGGACAACCCAGAACATCGTGCTCGTTATAAAGATATAATGAGAGCAAAGGGAGTCCGTTTATAATTGCTATCTAATCAAGGAGACTAACAATGGCAAACGAAGCAACAAGTTCAGTTCTATCGGAACTGTATTCCAATATTGTCCAGTCAGCACTTTACACTCTGAATGAGCAGACAATCATCCGTCCACTTATCAGACAGTATGACATGACTGGCACACCTGGCTTAACAGCACAGGTTCCAATCTATCCAGCATTAGCGGCGGCAAGCCTTATTGAAGGAGATGATCTAACGAACACAGCGTTCAACACAACTTCAAAAAACATCACTGCATCAGAAGTCGGTGTAATGGTTGAACTTACAGACTTAGCGGCTGAAAGTGCAAATGAAGATGTAGCGGCGGCTATCGGTAGACAAATCGGTTCTGCAATGGCTGAAAAAGTTGACACAGACTTAGCGGCTTTATTCTCTGGTTTCTCAAACACAGTGAATAAAACTAAAGCGGCTGTAACTGTTCAAGACATTTTCAAAGCGGCGGCAATCTTGAAAAACAACAAAGCGGACCAAAACGGTGCGTTTGCTTGTGTATTACACCCATACCAAGCATATGATCTAAAAAATCAATTAACTAACTCAGGTGTTACTATGTCACACGCTTTAAGTGATGTGGGTAACTCTGCGTTATTAAATGGTTTCATCGGTCGTATCGCTGGTGTAGACATCTTTGAATCAACTGTTGTAACAGGCGGTGACTCAGCAGGTGCTTACTACGGTGCTGTAATGACTCAAGATGCTTTAGGCATGATGCTTAAACGCTCAATGAGAATTGAAACTGAAAGAAATGCATCTAAGAGATCTTTAGAGATCGTTGGAAGCATGGCATACGGTGTATCTGAGTTATTTGACCAATACGGCGTTGCTATTATTTCAGACGCAAACCTATAATAACATTATAGTATGGAAGAGGGCGGAGTAATTCGCCCTTTTCTCTTGAAATGAGCACCTAATCTTGCTCAGACGATAAATACAATTACAAACAATTTAGCGGTTTGGGAAGGACCCAAAGCGTATTATAAGGACAGTATCCTATGGCAACATTAGCAACTATTTCTGACATACAGGAATATGAACCAGATATTTTAGATTTTGGTATTCCTGATTTTGATGCAGAAATCATCAAAGCACAAAACGATGTATTTCGCGATTTGAGAATCCGTTGGTGGCCCACTTATCAAATTGGGTTATACGACATTTCCAGATTGAATACAGGACAATCAGAACCTGACGATGATCTATACACAGCAAGTCAATTGACTCGTGCTTGTGTATATAACGCATTAGGTTTTCATGTTTACCCTAAACTCGCTAAATTTGAACCAGACCAAGATTTATTTGAACGCAAAATGGAATTCTATAGAAAAGAATATGAGCGTGAATTAGATTTAGTTTTAAGAGATGGTGTAGAATATGATGCAGATAGTTCTGGAACAGTTGATACTTCCGAAAAAGAACCTACTCATTACCTACGCCTAAAAAGGTAGTAGGGTATGTCAAACAGAGAATCCGCAGTAGCAAATATCATTGAGGTATTGAAGGACATGACTCCTCCAAGACCCGTTTTCGTATCTCGCGAACCTTTTGACTTAGACAAATTAGCAATGACACAATTTCCCGCACTATTGGTAACCGCTGGCAATGAAACACGCGAGGACCAAGCAATGGGCGGATATAGACGCGGTATTATTGAAGTAAACATTAGAGGATTCGTCCGTTCAGACGGCAGAAAAGGCTTTGTGCAATCTGTCGATGAAAAGAGAAACAACTTAATTGAACGAATTGAAGAAGCACTAAACACTACCCGCAACAGGGAGTTAGCAACTGCAAGAGCGGCAACAACACATATTACTTCTATTGAAGTAGTTGATAGAACTCCGCCGTTGGGCGAATTCTTAATGATTGCGGAAGTGCATTATTCATTCACTAAAGGAGCAGTATAATGGCTGTAACAAAATATACAAAAATGATTGACAACAACGGCGAAATTCAAAGTGTTGAAGAAGGCCGTGTTAAACGATTTCTTGATGAGGGTTGGACAATAGAAGGCGACCAACCTAAATCAGAAAAAAAAGTTACGAAGAGCAAAAGCAGTAAGAATAAAATTAGTGTCGATGCCCAAGTAACTTCAAAAGCATCCGAAGAAGAAGTAAAAAGTGCTGAACCAACACCAGAGGAATTGGAAACAGTTCCTTGTATCTCATGTGGAAGCGATGAGCATTCATATAAAGATTGTGTTGAGGATAACTGGACTTTTTCAGAAGATGATTTCGAAACTGCCAACAAGGAGAACTAAACTATGGCTACATTTACCGGAGAAAATGGTAAGGTTGAAGTAACTGCTGAAGATTCAGCGGGAACTGTTACCGTTGCTGAAGTGCGTTCATGGACAGTAGAACATACAAAAGATGTTATTGAAGATACTGTAATGGGCGACGCGGCAAGAACATATAAAAGTGGATTGCATCAATTCACAGGATCAATGGAAGTAGTGTATGACTCAACTCATACTTCTGCTACAAACGCCTTTGATCCAGCACAAGATGGGGCTCTAACTGTAGAGTTTTATCCAGATGCATCAACAGGCGAAAAGTTTTCAGGAAGCGTTATTGTTACTTCTGTATCAAGAACATCTTCATTTGATGACTTAGTAACTGCGACTGTCAACTTCCAAGGAAGTGGCGCTTTAACTATCGGATCTGTATAAGGACCGTTATGTTAAAGATTAGTGTAAAAAACACTAATAGGGTTATGCGGCATCTTGAAAGAGAAAAAGAAGCATTGCATAACCTGATTGCTCAGGATATATTGGAGATTGCAAGATCCAAGACTCCAATAGACAAGGGTCAAGCAAGGCGCGGTTGGCGATTAGAAAACTCTGTTAGAGAGAAACGAATTGTCAACCGTGTTCCTTACATTGATGAACTTGAAAGAGGGCATTCAAAACAAGCACCTAATGGGATACTTGGACCTACCATCAGGGAGATATCTAGAAGGAGATATAGATGAGTGATGTAATGAATAACATCAAAGGACATTTCGCTGAGAAATTGTCTGGAGGACTACAAAAGATAACAGTTCCAGAATGGAAGACTGATATCTTTTTTAAGGGAACATATCCGTTTGCGATTGAAAGCAAAATTCTTCAATTGCAACAACAGGGTAAAACCGTGGAAGCATTGGTTGAAAGCCTAATTCAAAAGGCATTGGATCCAGAGGGAAAACCTCTATTCAATAAATTTGATAAG